AAGTCACTCTGCCGGAAGCGATAAAACTTTTAAAAGTTATCCCTTAACCAACACTTACGGGGCCAATTCGTTGGCCCCAATTTCTTTGAGGAGAAATAAGATGGAATTCGATTTACATTCAAATATTGAGGACCGTGTAGCGCTTGTTAATCAAGCGATCACATCTAATACTACGACTGTTGGCATTATTATTGACTCTGCGGGTTTTGAGTCGTTGGAATTTTTAATACAAGCCGGAACAGTTACAGACGGCGACTATGCACTTTTGTTAGAAGAGGGTGATGACGCCGCGCTTTCTGATGCTGCTACGCTTTCTGTTGATTTGACCCTCGGCGCATTAACAGGTTTTGTTCCTGGCGGTTCGCTTGGGGATACAGCGATTAGAGTAGGTTCTATTGGCAAAGATCGCTATCATCGCTTATCACTTGTTTCAACTAATGTGTCTACTGGCGGGGATTTTTCAGCATTAGCGGTTTTGGGCAATCCTCATACTGCTCCCGTTGGGCAGTAAAAAGTTATCCTATAACCATACGGGGCCAACGATGGCCCTGATTCTCTAAAGAAGAAAATAATATGGAATTTGACTTACATTCTAATATTGATGATCGTACAGCGCTTGTTAATCAAGATATTACAACCAATACGACGACAGTGGGAATTATTATTGACTCTGCTGGCTTTGAGTCGCTGGAATTCATAATACAATCAGGTCAAAACACAGAAGGTGACTTTGCTATATTGTTGGAAGAGGGTGATGATGCGGCACTTTCTGATGCTGTTACTCTTTCTACTGATTTGACACTCGGCGCATTAACAGGTTTTGGAACGGGGGATGATGATATGACAATTCGGATTGGGTCAATCGGCAAAGCCCGTTACCATCGTTTGTCAATTGTCTCAACTGGTGTGGGTTCAGGGGGCAACTTCTCAACAATAGCGGTTTTGAGTAATGCTCATACTGCTCCTGTTGCGCAGTAAGTAGCAAAAGCTCCATGCATTATTGTGTGGGGCTTTATTACAAGTAAGGAGGTAAGCAAGCATGTTATCCGGCGAAGTTGTTGAAGTTGAAGTTTTGAAAAGTGGGCGATGGTCACAGTCACCCTCGTTGCCCCAGCTTGAAGTGAAAGAAGGCGAAAAGGTTAAAATATGTGTCCTTATTGCAATGTCATTAGAAAGTGTTGGCAAGTGCAAAATTATGAAACTTAAAAAGCCGAAACCAGCTAAGAAAGTATCAAAACACGTTAAGAAAAAATCGGAAATGAATCCCGCTGAGATGGACAAAAAGGCGGCGGAAGGTTCTGAAGATTGAGCCAGATTTACGAATTAATTAGTTTTGGAACGTCTCCCGTCTCATTAGCTGACATGAAGACATGGATTAAAAAGACGACACCTGATGAAGATATACTTTTACAGTCTTTGATTGATTCTGCAACGGAATGGGGAGAGAAGTATACCGGCCGAGACTTTCGAGCAAATCAATGGAAGCTGTTACTTGATAGCTTTGAAGATATACAAAACAGCTCGGAGCAGTTCCAGCACGATCATTTGAATCGTGGCGGCAATCTTGTTTCGCTCAACAGTTTTAGAGTAAACGACAGGATTGAATTAAAGCGTGATCCGGTAGATGTTATCGATAGTGTCCAGCATTTAGTCTCGACTGTCTTAGTCCCTGTTGACGCTGCTGATTACTACGTAAAGAAGCTAACGCAAAGCTCAGAGATTCTGTTGTTCGACGGCAAAGAATGGCCAGCTGATACAGACGACAGAGAGCAAGCAATAGAAGTGCTCTTTACGACTAAGGCTTATCGCTGCTTAAATGAGATCATCAACGCGATCAAGTTACATGTATCAAACTTGTATACAAACCGTGGTGATTGCTCCGATAGCGCTGATGCAGCCTCAGAATCAGGAGCAACAAGAATCTATGATCAATTTAGAATTTCGAGGGTATAAGAGATCAACATGACTATTTTATTAGACAATGTGGCAACAGATCAAGTGAGCGATCCTCCCTTTATAAGTAAAGGCGGTACTCATCTGATTAATATTCGAGGCGATATGGACGGCGGGTCTATTACAGTTGAAGTAGCAAGTCCTAATGATGTTTCAGATAGATTTGTAACATTGTCCAACGGTTTATTTACTGCCGCAGTTAGTAAAACGCTTGACTTTTTACCGAACGGTATGCGATTGCGTGTGACCCTGGCGGGCGCAGGGGGCGGAGCTTCCGCTGTATTTTGCGACATTCTTTAATGGTTAATCGAAATGGCAAAATGTCAATTCATAAAAAGGAAGCATAGAAAAGTCTGTATAGGAGACTTGAATACGCTCATCAAACTACAGAGCAGAGATATTGTTGCACCCTTGTTCGATTCTGTAGATTTTGATGAAAATTTTCAGGATACAGCAGAAGTCTTGGCATTGATCGAAACACAGACAGGAAGAACCGTATTTGACGGCGTTGATACAGATATTAATATCACTCATAAGATTGTCATACGTTACGATGCGACGGTCACAAGCGAGACCTGGATAGAGTTAGCTGGTAAACGGGTTGATATTATTTTCGTTGAGAACTTGGAATCACGAAACGAATGGATGCTATTGTTCTGCGTAATGAGGGGTGTAGGCGAGGCTTCCAAAGCATGACTATAAAGTTTGTACTTGCATCTAGTAGTAAAAAAGTATTTGCTACAATTGAGGGTTTAGATAAATCGTTTAAGAGGGGCATACGGCGAGGGATGTCCAACTCGGGAATTGGTCTTGTTAAAAGCGCAAATGCTGAGATTCTACGCAAGCCTAAAAGTGGCCGATTGTATATTGTAAAAACTAGGTCGGGTCGCTGGCGTCGGCATATAGCTTCTGCCCCTTTTGAAACTCATGCAAATTTAACTGGTGATACCCGTCGATCATTGAGCTTTAAACTACACGGGATTTCACAATTAGAATTTGGGTATGGTGTTAGCGCTGGAAAGAAAGCAACAGAATATGCAGAAGGTCTAGAATTCGGGACTGAGACTATAAAACCTCGGCCCTCGTTACAGAATGCCCTCAGAGATCAACAGGGGCATATAGTTCAACATTTTGAGAATGCGATAAGCAAACAATTAAAATGAGATCATCGGATATAGTCGCACAATTAGCTATAAAGCTTCCAACTTTTGTGGATGATTTCACTAGTAACTTTTCTGTTTCTTCTCTCGTGCGTTTAAATAATACGGTAACGGTTACGACTACAGCAGATCATGGATTATTAGTTGGCAAGGCTGTCAATATCGTGGGAGCACTAACGCCGATTGTAATAGAAAGTATTGATAGAGTTGGCATACAGGCTACACTAGTCACCGCATCTCCTCATGACTTCACTGAAACAATCGGGTTTGAAAATGTCATAATAGAAGGAGCTAACGAGTCAGAATTTAATGGTACATTTCCTGTTTTAAGCGTGCCGACTGGCGTTGCCAATAGACGTACAATAAGGTTTCAAGTAGCAGACAGCGGCCCAATAGCGGCGACTGGCTCACCACTTTTGTTGAATGGTTCAAATATATTTCAAGGTTATAACGGCCTACGGTTAGTCACAGCGGTACCCAGCACAACTGTATTTGAGTATGAAATAACAGACACCACTCTATTTTCACCTGCCAGTGGGGCAATTTTTTCTAAAACTAGTCCCCGTATCTCTTCGTCAGTGAGCTTTGAACGTATTTTAGACGCTTATACTAAACAAACTGTAGATAACGCTTGGCTGTTTGTCGTCATGGGTGACGGCATAGCCCAAAAGAATAGAAAAATTAATTTAGATTCGACCGATAACATTCAAAAAACACAATTCTTTGATCAACGTCTTACACAGACAGCTTCGCTATTTTTGCTTCTTCCGACTTCAAGTGAGATTGCGGCGAGGAATGCGAGAGATCGAGCGGAAGAGCTGCTGCAAGCTATTACAAAAAGTATTCTGTTATCGAAATTTGACACACTATTCAGTAACCGTTTTAACAATCCATTGCAATTTAATGAGCACGGATTTCAAGATTACAACGGCAGCTTTTATGTACATAGATATACATTTGAAGCGACAATACAGATGGGATTTGAAGATACCGTTGGTGCAGATGGTGACGTAGCTTTCCGTGACATCTGTATGACAATGGGGCTTGATGTCGGCAATGAAACTTTTGATACAAACATTAATTTAGATGTTGAGCCTTTATTCTCCCCTATAAATTTGGGGAATCTTGTACTTTGGCTTGATGCGGATGATGCAGGTACTATCACAGAATCATCACCAAAAGTTGTATCGCAATGGGCTGATAAAAGCGGCAAAGGAAATGACGCGATACAGACTATTGAAAACAGAAAACCGACTACTAGAATCTTTGGTGCTGACATAAATGGGAAAAATAGTATCACTTTTGCTTCAGTAAATTCTAGACTAGATATTTCGTCATCCGCGAGTATCGGCGGGTTATGGGCAGTTGGTGGTACCGTTATATTTGTCACACAGAGCAATAGTACTGGCGATTCTGCTAGGTTTGCGGAAACAGACACATGGACATTGTTAAAAACAGCAGAATTTGTTATGTTCAATGTTGTATTTAGTGGCATAGATGCCATATTTTCCATTCCGATTTCTGCGCTCGGCTTTCCTACTCTGCCGCCCTCGATTATCACCGTACAATATAATGCATCAAGCGTGACGAACACCCCGAGTATTTATGTTGATGGTACCTTAATCCCTGTAACTGTAGTTACTCAGCCAACCGGAAATTATGACGTTGTAGCTGAGTTTTCGACAATTGGGAATCGGATACCATCCACTGGCGCAGGTTTTGATGGAGATTTTGGAGAGGGTTTATACTACAAAAGTCGATTGAGCGATATCTCAAGAGATAAATTAGAAAGTGAGTTAGGCAACAAGTGGGGCGTTACAGTATCAGATACCTTTGCTCCCGACAGCATCCAAGACTTAGTGTTGTGGCTTGATGCTGATGACGCAAGTACTATCGCCGAGTCGGCAGATAAAGTTAGTCAGTGGGGCGATAAGAGCACTAATGGTAATGATGCGATACAGACTATACAAAATCGAAAACCGACTACTAATGTAAATGCGATTGGCGGAAAAAATACGATTATTTTTGCAGGTGTAAATAGTCGAATGGATATAGCATCGTCATCGACTGTTGGGGGTTTGTGGGCGACTGGTGGCACCGCTGTATTTGTCTCACAAAGTCAAACAATGGGTGACCAGGCTAGATTTATGGAAACCAATACATGGATGCTAGAAAAGAATGATGAGTTCGACTCAATATCAATAATATTTCAAGTTGAATTTAGCGTCGGTCATGGTAGATTTTTCATCGCTGTTGGAGAAGATTTTTTTACAGAGAATTTTGACCCACAGCCATCGATTTTCACACTAACCTATGATGCCTCTAGCACAACAAATGTGCCAATTGGTTATTTGAACGGTGTGTCTGTCCCCGTCACGATTGATCAAGTACCAACAGGTACTTATGATTCGTCAAGTGATTTGGCAATAGTTGGTAATCGTATCGTGGATACTAGTGCTGGTTTTGATGGAGATTTTGGAGAAATAATTCTTTATAAACAAATACCTGAACAACCAACTCGAATTGAATTAGAGAAAAGTCTGGGTGCAAAATGGGATATAGAAATATAATACAAATGATTGATAATATGCTACGAGACATCATTAGAAATATAGTAAGGCCGATTATTAATAAAGCTTCGCCTGTGCAGCCTGATCAAATATTTGGGTTGGAATTGTGGTATGAAATACAAGAAGCAAATGTAACGAAAGATATTTCTGATAATATTTCTGAAATTAATGATTTGTCTGGCAATGGCAGACATGCGACTCAAGGGACTGTAGGCTCTCAATACATATTTTTTGATAATGAAATTAATGGTAATCCCATCGCTAGAGCCCCATCGATTACAAGGAATTATACATTTAACGGTAATTTTTTCGGATTTAGAGATTTTACAATATTTTCAGTTCAAAAACGTACAGCTTCAGGACAAAATATTATCTTTGCTGCAAACACTGAAAACAATATAGTTAGATGGGAATATGCGAGTGATACAACATTCAGAATGACGACACGCTCGGGTACAGCCGGTGCATCTACTGTACAACCGATACAAGCTTATAATGCGTCAAATGAATCATTCCATATTATGATGGGGACTTTTAGTCAGCAGAACGGCATGAAGCTTTATGAGAATGGTTTATTAGTAGGTTTCGATGCTACTGCAACCGTTTCAAATATTATTAATAATGCAAGCCGACTTGGAAAATATGCAGGTGTTACAGATCAGTGGTTCGTTGGCGATTTAGCTACGTTGATTTGTTATGACAGGCTATTAAATAGCTCAGAGATTAACGGTGTGCTTGCGTATTTATCACAAACAAAATATGGTATTTCTGTTTCGACAGTAAGTTGAGAATTTAAGGTAAATTATATGCCGAGTGTTAGAATTAAAGTTTTGAAGAATATTCCTGACCATCAGGCAGGGACGTTAGTCAATGTGAAAACTGACGAGTTAGGAAACCCGTTAGATCGTTTTTGGCGTCGTCGTTTTGAAGATGCAAAAATAGATGATTGCATATCAATCTATGTTGACGGAACATTAGAAATTGTAAAACCCGTTGAAGACACAGAAACTAAACCGAAAATCACGAAGCGTAAAAAATCTAAACAGGAATAAGCAGATGACAACTATTATTAGACTACCCAAAGTTACCGTTAATATCACTAATACTAATCAAAAAGTTCAGAATACTGAGCATAAAGTTTTGATTGTGGGTCAAATGCTTCCTGCGGGAACGGCGACTGCTGGGGCGTTGAATGAATCTATCCCTAATGATGGTTCTGAAGGCACACTCTTCGCCCCTGACAGTATGCTGGGTACATTGGTGCGTGCAAATAAAATACGCAATCAACAAGTCAGGGTTGATGCTATCGGACTTGATGATAA